AGACCCACCGGCATGACCATCTGTCCAGTGCGGACCTCGTAGGCGGTGCGGGCGGCCGGTTCCAGTTGAATGCCTCGCTCGGTGTCGGCGTTGCCTTGAAAAGCGTTAGCGGGCTGGCCGGTCAGCGTCTCGGCAATCAGTTCTCCGAGGTAGGCTGCGCGGGTGGCGCTCGGTGCCCCTGCGCGGCCCTTGGCGAGCACGTCAGAGATCCGGGAGGCCGTGACCTTGCCAGCGCGAGCGGCGAACCACTCGGGCGAGCCCTGGGGTGCGTCGATGACCTTCACTTCGCCCCCTGATCCGCTGCGGCTGCGGCAGCCTTGAGCGAGTCGCCGTGGATGCGCCAGAACGCCTCGGGCGGCTTCTTCGTCTTGAAGAACTCGCGCAGCGCAGCAGCCCCGCCCAGCGCGGCGTCGCGGAACTCGGCCAGTAGGGCGTCGTCGGTGTCGTCCTCTTCGCCGTCCGCCTCCGGGTCCATCGCCATCGTGGGGACCACGAACTGCTGGAACAGGGCGGTACGGAAGGCCACGGACTGCGCCTTCGTCGTGGCCTTGTCGCCCGAGTCCATCGCCTCCCCGTAGCACTCGCAGGCCACCGACGACCCGTCAGCAGCGGCGAAGGTGAAGCGGCCCTTCACGGTGACGAAGCGAGTGGCCTTGCCTCCACCCTTGTCGCGCTCCGTGATGGTCAGGTCGGAATAGGCCGGGGTGACGCTGATGCCGTGGCGGATCAGGACGACCGACATCTCGTTCATCGCGGCCTCGATGCCGCGGAAGTTGACCTTGGCCCCGCCCAAGTCGGCGCGGCTGGTCTTGGCGATGCCGGTCTTGGCGATGTCGGCCATCGCTGCGACCAGGGCGGTGTAGATGGTGCTCATAGAGGGCTCCGCAGGTTGATGAAGTTCGCCAGCAGCCGGTCGACGGCCCGCATCAGGCGGGCGCGAAAGCTGGTGTCCAGAGGGATCACCACCGGCTGGTTCATGTGCGGCATGTGCCACGGCTCGATGCGCGTGTCGAACGCTTCGTCGTAGGCGTGTCGAGCGTTGAGCGTCGGCGCATCAGCGAGCCGGCGCAGATCCATGGCACCGCCGGCACCCTTGACGTGCGGGTTCAGCAGCGCGGCCTGGATCAGTTCGGCCTGCGAGCCCATGTCGCGCACGGGCGGCTTGGCCAGGATGCCGATGCGGACCTTGCCCGTGTCGAGGACGTGGCGGCCAGAGGGGAGGCGGATGATCTGGCCCATCAAGCTTCAACCTCGGCCGCAAGTTCATCGAACATGTCGCCAGTCTGTGCGTCGAACTTGCGGCCTTCCGCAGCAGCTTGAGCGTTCTTGACAGCCTGCCGGTAGTACGAAGCCTTCAACTCGGCTCCGATGCCGCGCCGCCCCAAGATCACGGGCGAATAGACCTCGCTGCCAACTCCCATGAACGGCGTAAACACCGTCTCTCCTGGGTTCGAGAAGAGTTCGACGCATCTGTCGATCACGTCGAGCTGCAGCGGGTGGACGTGCTTTTCGTCCTCGCTGTCGCGGGCCTCGCGGTATGGCAGGACTCTGTTGAATCGAATGTCATCCCACATGCAGTCGGCGTACTGTCGCCAGATCCAGTGAGAAAACCGGTTCTCGGTCTGCTTTCCCTTCCAACCTCTATATGGCAGCACGTCATTGGGCGGCATCCGCTCTCCCGCGTACTCCAGCATCCCGACCGGGTGCTGCACCGGGACAGGGTTCTCGCCAGAGCGTCGGAACGTCAGCAAGTAATCGCCGCTGGCAACGCCGCAGTCGATGGAATCCGCCACCAGCGAGGCGTGCGCCAGGTTCTTCTGCATCGTTCGGAGGCGAACTGCTAGAGGCTCCTTCCAGATCATGCGGCGCCCGGTGTATCTCCAGCCTTCGCGCTCGTGCAGGCGGATGATGTCGCCGGGGAAGTCAAGAAAGCTGTCCGTGCCGCTGTTCGAGCGAGGCACGTCCATGCAATGCACGGCAGTGATTCGGCCCGGCATCGTGATACGGTGAAGCTCGCGCACCACAAATGCATAATGCGAGAAGAACGTGTCGTAGTCGTCGCAGTTCGACAAGTCGCGGTCGCTGCTGCTGTAGTGATACAGCCCGCCGAACGGAGGCGAGTAGACCGACAGATGCACGCAGCCGGCAGGCAGGCCCTGCATGACCTCAATGCAGTCGCCGTTGTAGACCGCGTACTTGTCGGTAATCAGTTGGTCGTTGACAGCCATTCGGGCACCTTCTGAGACTTGGAGAAGAGAGAGGCACGGTCGATTGCCTGAGCGGCATTCATCTCGGCCACGAGGTTTGAAAACATGCGGTCGGCTTGGGTTGCCTTGCGTTGCAGGTTGGACAACACACCGCGCTCGCCTTCGGTGGTCACGATGTCCACCGTCACTTGCCGCTTTTGGCCAAAGCGCCAGCAGCGGCGCACGCCTTGGTAGTACTGCTCAAACGAGTGCGACGGGAAGAACGTGATGTGAGCGCATCGCTGGAAGTTCAGACCCCACGCGCCGATGCTTGGCTTCGTGATAAGGACTCGCGCGTTGCCGTTTGCAAAGTCCATCAGCTTTGCTTCCTTGTCATCGTCCGAGTCGGCGCCTGCCACCTGGATTGCGTCAGGTATGCGCCGCTCCAGCTCTTCACCTTCCGCGTTCAGGTGGCACCACACAAGCGCCTGCTCTCCGGTTCCGCTCACAATATCGGACACGCGCTGGCATCGCTCGGCCAGTGACCTACGCCGCTCTTCGCGTTGTTCCTTGAGCCCTGCCGCTGGCAGCGCAAACAGGTATCCGTCTGCGGCCTGGTTCGTGTCCACGATGTGCTCGCGCTCGACCAGTGGCGGCAGGATGAAACGGGAGTCATCGAACCCCATGTCAGACGGCTTGCGGATCGCGCGCGCCCATGAGCAGACCCAGCGCCAAAATGGAAGCTCTGCGTGGCCCTTGAGGCGCCACTTGATGACCTCGCCACGGAAGCGGCCCGTCGCCGCGTTGTTCAGGTCGTTCTTAAAGAAGCGCCCGAGCATGTCCATGTAGCCGAGATATCCAAGCGCTTCGCTTGAAGTCCCAAGCTCGGTGAAGTCGTTCGGCGCAGCGGTAGCCGTTGCCAAGAGCCGGTACTTCATCTTCCGCGCAAACGTGGTGATCGCTTGGCGCGTGGTTCCGTCGTAGCTCTTGAGGATGCTGGACTCATCGCAGGCCAGCCCGGCAAAGCTCGAAGGCTGGAACATGTGCAGCTTCTCGTAGTTGGCAATAGTGATGCCCGGATGCACCGTGCCGTCCCGAGATACCTTGGCGCGCACGCCGAACTTCTCGGCCTCTTCTTCGATCTGACGCGCTACAGCCAGCGGCGTCAGCAGCAACACATTTCCGCCGGTGTGCCGTACCACGTTCTCCGACCACACCAACTCCTGCACGGTCTTGCCCAGGCCGCAGTCCTCGAAGATGGCGGCGCGTCCCTTGAGCGTGGCCCACTCCACCATCGCCGCTTGAAAGTCGAACAGGAACGGCGGCATCCACACAGGAGAAAACCCGTGGTTGCCTTCGACCTGCGCTTTCTCAGCCAGAAAAGCGGCGTAGCTCATCGGCTCCACCACTCGACCAGCCACACAGCGCCGGCCAGCCCGAGAGCGCAGGCCAGCAGCGCACCCTTCGCGCGTTCGATCGGGCTCGGCCTCATTGCGCCACCTCGCTGGGCGTGTAGTCGATGGCCAGCAGAGTGTTGATCTGCCGATCAATCTGCGTCACCTGTGCCTGCGCTTCGGCCAAAACCTCACGCCTCTTGGCTTGCAGCGCTTCCACCTTGTGCGCTACCAGCTCCTTCTCGCCGTTCAGGTGCAGCGTCACGTCGGCGTATCCAACCAGCACCCAGCCGGCTGGAACGAAGACGGCCATTCCGCCGATCTGTTGAATTTCGCGGTTGCCCTCCTCGTTTAGTTGCTCGGCATCGCGAATAGTCCACGGACAAAAGGACACCGAGTTCACCGCAGTGATCGCGTCGCGCAGATGGTCCGGACCCTGGTCGCCAGAGAAGAAGACGGGCGTGCGGGCGGTCAGGGTGCGATGGTTCATTGCGCCACCCCCTGACGCATCCGCAGGTCGATGGCGGCCAGCTCGCGCGCCGCGCCTTCGTCCCAGCCGATGCGCTTCAGCTGCGCCACCAGGGAGCGACGTGCACGCAGCGTCGCCGTGATCTGCCGGCTGCGCTGCAGCAGCGCGCGGGCAGTGTCGGGGTGCATGTAGAAGGTCATTCCGCGCGCTCCTCGTCCGCGTCCTCGCGGCCATCCTTGCGCCACTGCTCCAGACGGTCGCGGTCGGCGTCGTCCATCTGCGCGATCACCTGCGCCTTGGCGATCTGGCTCTGCAACCGGGCGAACCCGGTCACGATGTCGTTCATGAAGTCGCCCGGGTTCAGGGCGATGCGGTCGGGTTGGTTCGGCAGTCCCACTGTTGGCCTCCACTGCATCGGGGTGATGCGATGGGATGAAGTATAGAAACGCTAGACGTGCAGGTCAAGCGAAACTTGACGACGGTCCACGGAAAATCGCCAGGACGTGAAAAAGCCCGCACTCGGCGGGCTGTCGTGGGCGGCAAAGTCGATCGGTAGTCAAGGGCCGCAATTGCCAGGCGGCGCGGGCAATTAGTGTCCGGGCGTTGGCGGGCGCTACCGGCCGGCGAGCACAAGAACTTGACTGAAGCGTCTAGAAATCCTAGACTCCCGGCCTATGGCCGACATCAACTCAAGCATCGAGCACCCCCTAGAACGCGCCGCCAGGCTGCTGGGATCCCAGGTAGCGCTGGCGAACGCGCTGGGGGTGACGAAGGCCGCAGTCGGTCAGTGGCGCGATCCGGGACGCCGTGTTCCAGCCGAGCACTGCCCGCACATCGAGCGACTGACCGGCGGCGAGGTCCGCTGCGAAGAACTGCGCCCCGACGTCGCCTGGAGCGTCCTGCGTGAGCAGGTCAACCCGGTGGCCGAAGCCGATGCGAAGTGAGCAGTCCATGCGCCGCAGCGTAGACCTCACCCCCGACCCCGTACCCCCCCAGAAGGGTGAATCGCCCGAGAAGGTAGGGGGGCTGCGTCGCGGCCACGCGAACACCTACAAGCCCACCCACGCCGCCTTCCGAGGCCAGGGCCGATGGGTCGGATCCTGCGGGCGCTGCGGCAACCACGTCGAGAGCGCAGCCGGGCAGAAGAAGCACCCGATCCTCGGCAAGCTGTGCACGCCGTGTAGTGGGGTGGTGCGGTGAGCACACCCACGCAGCCGCTGGTGGCCGCCGAGGTCGACCTGCGCGACTTCGGGTTCATGCCGCTCGACGTCCTGCGCCTGCGCGACTCCGACCTGATGGCCCTGTCGACCGGCGACGAGTTCAAGGCCGCGGTCGCGCTGTGGTGCGTCGCGTGGCACCAGGTGCCGGCTGCCAGCCTGCCGAACGACGACCGCCTGCTGGCCCGCTACAGCGGCGCCGGCCCGGCATGGCGCAAGGTCAAGGCCGAGGCCCTGCGCGGCTTCGTCGAGTGCTCAGACGGCCGGCTCTACCACGCCACGATCGCCGAAAAGGCCCGGGAAGCCTGGGAGTCGAAGCTTGCCCAGCGCGCTCGCACTAAGGCCGCGACGGAGGCACGTGAAGCGAAGCGACGTGCAGCACTTGCGCAACGTGACGACGAACGTGACGAGCAACGTGACGTTCAACGTGACGTTCACCAAGGGACAGGGACAGTAAAGGGACAGGGACAGGGACAGGGAACTGTATTACCTCCTGACGGAGGTAGCGACCCCTCCCCAACCCGGCAACCCCCGAAACCGCAGCAACCCCCCGAAGGCATCGCCCCGCAGGTCTGGTCCGACTGGCTGCAGGTCCGCAAGGGCAAGCGCGCCGGCCCGGTGACCGAGACGGCTTGGTCCGGCTTGGTCCGCGAGGCAGCCAAGGCCGGCATCACTGCGGAGGCTGCCGTCCGCGCCTGCTGCGAGTTCGGCTGGCAAGGCTTTAACGCCGGCTGGTACGCCCAGCGCAAGCCGCTGACCGCTGGCGGCGCACCCGCTGCGCTGTCCTTCGCCGAACGCGAAACCGCCCGCAAGGCTGCCCGCTACGCCGAGATGACCGGCGGTCTGATCGGGCAAGCCGCCACCCCGCCCGCACCGGGCGAATTCATCGACATGGAGCCCACCGATGGCGCTGCCCGACTCCTGGGTTGACCACCTGTTCGCCAAGCTGGCCGTCCGCTTCGGCGATGCCTGGACCCGCAAGTGGGAGGGCATCCAGATGACTGCCGTGCGCGCTGACTGGGCCGCAGTGCTCGACGGCATGCCCGGTCCGGCGCTGCAGCACGGGCTGAACAACCTACCGCGCGAGTTCCCGCCGACTGCGCACCAGTTCCGCGATCTGTGCATCCGCCGCGCAGACGACGACCGCGCCACTGTCCCGGCGCTTCCGGCGCCGTCGTCGGTCAACGTCGGCCAGGCGCAGCGACTGCGCGAGATCGTGGCCGGCGCCTTCGCCACCCCGAAGGATCCGCGCCGCTGGGCGCACAGCCTGCAGGCCCGACACGAAGCCGGCGAGCGCATGACCCCGGCGCAGATCAACGCCTACACCGCGGCCCTGCGCACGATGCCCGAGGAGGCTGCAGCATGAGCCGCAGGATCAGCCGCTGGGTTCGGTGTCACGCAGGGTACGGGCGCCTGATGGTCACTTTGGACGCCCAGCCTATGACCAGGGAAAGTCTTGCCGATGTGTTGCACGCATCGCCGAACGCGATCGGCTCACTACTGCGCCAGATGCACGGACGAGGGTTGCGTGTTGGCAGTTGGGAGAAGTCCAACCACGGCCCGATGCGTGCCGTGTGGGCGGTTGGAAGTGATCCCGACGCCGCATGTGAAGGGTACTGCAGGACGCCACCGTATGACCAGGCAAGGCCAGAGGCTGCGGCATTCATGGCGGTTCTACATCGACTACAGAGCGAACCATCAACTGCGCGCGAACTTCAGGAGTGCAGCGGCTTGTCTCCGGGGACTGTTCGGAAGTTGCTGGCATCGATAAGACCGCTGATCTACGTTCATTCGTGGGACCGCAACTCGCACATCCCAGTGCAGTGCTGGTTCTGGGGCAAGCACCGCGACGCGGACAGGCCCAAGCGCCAGCCAGGGGTCGAAGTTTGGCGGCGTTGCTATTGGCGCCGCAAGGAACGGCAAAACGCTGCGCTGATCGCTGCAGCCTTTGCACTCAATGAACCGCAACAGGAGGCCACCGCATGAGCTGCAACGGAAACTGCGAGCAAGGCCGCAAGCCATGCCCACACCCTGAGGCGTGCGAACAGTTCGACGGCGTGCATGTGCGAGAGGTGCTGTGCTCGCTGCTGTGGCCGGTCGCGCTGGTCGGGTGCTGCGCGCTGCTGGTCATCGTCGTGAAGGGGTGGCCGTGGTGGTGATCTCGTTCATCGTGCCCGGCCAGCCGCATGGGAAGGGCCGCGCCAAGATCGTCAAGATCGGCGGCTTCTCGCGCATGGCCACGCCGCAGAAGACCGTGGCCTACGAAGGGCTGGTCGCCATGGCCGCCAAGCAGGCCCTGCACGGTCGACCGCTGCTCGAAGGCCCTGTCGACGTCCAGCTCGAGATCCGCTGCCAAGTGCCCGCGAGCTGGTCGCAGAAAAAGCAGCGCATGGCACTGGCCGGCGAGATCCGTCCGACTACCAAGCCCGACGCCGACAACGTGGTGAAGGCAGTCTTCGACGGCTGCAATGGCGTGCTGTGGCGCGACGACGTGCAGGTATGCGATCTGCGGGTGAAGAAGCGCTACAGCGCCGACCCTGGGGTCACCGTGGATGCGTTCGAGGTGATTGCCCCAGCGCAGCAGACCGAACTGCCGGCGGTGCGCCACCTGGAGGCGGCCAATGCCTTCTGACTGCCCCGCCTGCACCAAGGCTGCGACCGAGCCGCACTGCGCCCTGTTCCGCAACGGGTGCCCAGGCTGCGCAGCTCGCGCCGTGTCGCGCGGGAAGAACTTCTTCGACAGCAGGAAGGCAGGCAGGCAGACCTCGGCCTACCGCAT